ACTGGAACCCGCCACTGCCCATCTGCCGGCACAGCGGCCGCTACTGTTGGGACACGGGTAATTATCGTTGAAACGCCACCCTCTACCAAAGTTGTGCCCCGACGGAAGTGGGTGCGCAATGCGTCTACTCGGTTCTCAGCGTCCCTTGGACCTTTACCCTGCGGATAGAACAACGCGACCTGCAAAAAACCTTGTTCAATATATGTGAGCGTATCCATCATCTCACCATTCGGCTCATTGGGCACGAACCTCGCCTCTTGATACACCGAGCCATCAGCCGGTGGAGAGAACGACACGTTGTCCCAGGCCGTAGGAACGCCCGGTGTAAGAGCTGCCAGATGCTTCTCGAGGGCACGGCGTATTTGCGGCAGGCTCATAAGCTCCTTACCGCGGCTGCTATGTAGTCTGTATAGCGTTGTACCGTGAGACGCACGATACCCGGAGGTGACGGTGCCTGCTGCGACCATCCATATTCCAGACGCCTTGCGTATGGCAATGAATTGGTGATGTAAACAACGCCGCCTGCATGTATTGCACCCGCTGCAGCCGTGATGCGCGCCACGGTTGTCGATCCATCTTTATCAACTGCATCAATCGTCGACGTGTCCGGTGAGCCGACGCCCAGCATCCAGTTCCCGCGGAACCGGCCTGTGTCCACTGGCGACATCCGAGTAAGAGCGACGGTCATGTCGATCGTAACCTTGCGCACGATGACGTCCATCGACAGATTTGTCTTCTGTTGGAATTTCCTGATGTCGTCGCTGAAGCTCATGTGCCCCTCGCTTGTACTTCGTGAAGCACGACTACGCCAGCAGGTTGTAGCGGGCGTGACTCCACCACTTCGAGACGATATGAACCAAGCGTGACGACATCACCGCTCTGCGGCATCGTGCCCAGGTCAGGAGCAATAAGCACGCGACGATCTCCACTTTGTATGAGAGAACCATCGACCTCACGTTGTGTATATGCGAATTCAACACCGCTGGCACTCCATACTTGTTCACCGCCATCTTCTGTGAAGCCGGTGTCTGGGTTGTATCCATCACCTGCACCTGCACGAGTGAGAAGCACCAGCTGCCCAAGCTCATTGAGCAAGTCAACCGCGGCTCGTGCTAGCTCACCATACAGTGCAGAGGCCATTAGATTCTTTCGAAGGTCACGGGACCGTACCCGCCAGTCAATTCAATCAGGCCGTACAGCAGGTCCCCGATGATCGGGTAATTATCGGCAGGCTTCACAGCGGCTGGTACCGCGTAGCGCAGCGTAAGTGGCCCTACGGTCTTTTCAATTACGGGCGCAGCGTCCAGGTCACGGTACAGAGTGCCCTCGACGTGGCGGCGGGCCGCTTCGGCTGTAGCAGCAGCGACATTCGGGTGAACACGCGCCGTCGGCGGTGTTGTCGTGGTGTCCCACAATGCTTCGGTGAGTAGCTTGCGCGCGTAGATGAACTGTGTCCCACGCCGCAGTGCTGCTTCCTTCTCGGTCGTGGACTTGTTGTCCCAGACGTTCTTGGCAAAGCCGAGATCGGTTAGATATTTGTTGGCATCCGCTAGGCTGATGAAGCTGTCATAGCCCGGAGCCGGGTAGACGGCTACAGCCATGATGCTCAGGCCTCTTCTTCCTTGACGCGCTTCCAGCCGGACCGCTCGTGAATCTTCACCTGCGCAGCGTCCACGTCCGCCTCGTTGCCCTCTGCGTCGATCATGCGCACTGAGCCCTCGGCATCTGGTTGGGCAGCAGACCGATCGGCAACGGGCGTCAGACCGATGTCTGTGCTGGCGATGTCGTTCCCCGATGGCTGAATATCCTGTGCGATCTTATCGACGAGTGCGTCCTCATCTTCGATGATAGATGGGCCAGCCTTCGTCGCTTTCTTTGCGTTGCTCATCTTTAGCCTCTCGATTAAAAATCTCCGGACCGAAGTCCGGAGCAAACTTCGACCGACCAACATCGGTCACAGGAGATGTTAGGGCTTGTTCAGCGGATTGATTGTGGGTTCGTCACCGCCGGGTGCCGTCGTCGGGCCGCTTTGTTCGTCTTCCGGTGGCTCCGGCACGTTCTCACCACGGGCGCGGCGAGCTTCACGTTCGGCCTTTGCTTCAGGCGAGTGGCCGCGGCCAGGTTCGCCGCTCTTGCCGGGTGCGCCGCCACCTTGACCGGGTGCGTTGCTACGACCTTGTGAGCCTGGATCGTCGGGTTTTGCCATGAAAAGATCTCCTTGAAGTAAATAAAGTCGAGGGTTCGTAGCCGTCGTGGCCACTTCACACCTCAACGCGCGTTGTGCCGATCCACCAATTCGGCGAGTTCCGCCTTCTTGGCATCGGCCGGGAACTGGACGCCCTTGGCTTTCAGGGCCGTCCGCATCTCTTCGGACGTCATGCCCTCCGAGGCCGGTGTTCCACCCGATTCAGGTGCTTTCTGATAACTCGTCGTGTCGGGAGGGGCGTCCTTGCCGACTTCGTTGATGTCCAGTGGGCGACCCGACGTTGTCATCGGGCGCATCATCGTTGGCGCAACATCCGGCACCGCCTTCACGACCTGGCTACGGCCGTACTTCTCGGCCGACAGACCCGTCTGCAACTCGGCGTCTGCGCCTTGCAGTTGCGGGATGTTGACGGCATCGTCACCCTCGCCATGCAGACGCGGATCGAATTGCTGCCCGATCAGCTTGCGCGACTCTTCGTCGATCTCGTAGTCCTGCCCAGGCGACGAGAGAATCTCGCGTGCGTCGATGGGCTCGAAGTATTGGACGCCGTCGGTGGCTTCCAGCTTCTTCTGCAGGTCTTCATCGTCGCCGGTATAACGTAGTCCGATTTTCATTGAGTGCTCCTTATGGCTTGGCCAGGAAGATCGTGTCGTTGATCGTCGGCCCCGCGCCAGCGGTGTCGTGGTAGGCACGGATGTACCGATAGTAGGTGCCTGAGACTTCGTTGTTGAACGGGATCTCGAGGCGTCCAGTAGCCTTGACTTCGCGTGCGGCGAGTTCGACGAATGTGCCGAAGCCGATTACCGCCGAGCCTTGAATGCGCACGGTGTAGGTATTGCCGCCAGAGACGTCGACGGCGCTGGTGTCGACCACTGCAACGGCGTCCAGGTGTGCATCGCCAACGTCGACGACGCGAGCAGAACCGCCGACCTGAGCAGCAGCGTCCACGGTGACAACACCGGCGTCTTTCAGCAGGGTCAGATTGTCGTAGGTATGAGCAGCCATATTTGTTCTCCTTATGCAACGAGAGCAAGGTTGCCGATGTGCCGAATGCGAGCAGCAGCGCGACCATGTTCAATCACGATGCCGTTGTACCATTCGACCCGAGTGCGGAACACTGGTGCGGCCTGAAGCTCGCCCAGGTCGCGAACGTCCATGGGACCGTTCTGAATGCCCTGAATACGTCCTGGGCCAATGCTCAGGATGTAGAGGGACGTGGCTGTTGCCGGGCCGCTTGAGGCAGCTTCGTCATAGCCCAGGATGTCGTCGCCGCCATTCGCGCCGTATGCAACGAGCAAAGGGATGTCGTTGTAGTTCGAAATGCGTTTGCCGAATGCGTCTGCGGTGTAGGTCACGAAGCCTGCGACAGCCGTCGTGCGCGCCGCTGCGGTGAACTTCCGGCGCATGGCCTTGGACATCAGATAGTGCGTCGGATTGTCGACGGTGTCGGTTGCGTCGTCGATTACGCCGAGCGACAGGGCAGCACCGCCAGAGGTCGCGCCGGCCGAAACGACTTGCGCATTGACCAGACGCTTCTGCAGACCATCGAACTCCCGCGGGTTGGTCGATGAATCGCCCTTGATGAACTTCTGCGTCCAGCCAGCCGCAAGCGACTTGACCTTCATGCGTTCATGTGTTGCTCGTACGCCCTGGCCTTGCGTCTGGATGATGAAGCGGTCCACGTCCAGATCGCCGCCAGCAATGACGAGCGCCTCGGTTTGTGGGTTGAGCACGCCGGACGACTCCGGGAATGCTTCGTTCACGCCGCGGAAGCTGATGCCCGGCAGGGAGCCTTCACGGTTGTACTTCAATGCGTTGCCAGCGATATCTTCGAACGGCAGGACCTGGAGGATGTCCGATTCCTGCGCAAACATTTCGATGACAGCCGAACGCACGATGTCGCCAGAGTTCAGCTTGGCGGCTTCGACGAGGGTCAGTGCCATTTGTTCACCTTAAAGGATGTCACCTCTAGCGTGCAGCACCGTGCGCCTGTTGTGCGCGGTATTGAGTGATGCGAGCCTCGGGCGGGAGTTTGGATAGATCCGGACCGCCCTTCGGGTAGCCGTTGGTGCCCATTGCACCGGAACCCTGTGCCCTTGGCCAGAGGTGGGGCGCGTTCTCGCGCAGAGAAGCCGCCCACTCCTCAGGTGTGAGGGGCGTCTTGCCATCCTTTCCGAAAACAATTGTGTCACCGCTCATGGCGATCACATTGCCGTCGTCGTCGATGGTCCAGCCGGCGCCCTTAGCGC